GGTTAAGGAGAGGGGGGAGCCCTCTACATGAGGATAGAAACGACAGTATATTTTCATATATAGTTGAGTTAATAGGAGGTGAGCTTGTGGCAAAACCGGGTGAGGTTGATTGGAAAGCTATAAAAACTGAATATATTACTACCAGAAAAAGCCTGCGCAAGCTTGCGAAAGAATATGACATTAGCTATACATGCATCAGTTTACATTGCCGAGAAGAAGATTGGGTTAAAGGCAGAAAAGACTATCAGGCAAAGTGTGTATCAAAAGCTACTCAAAAATCTGCTAATAAGGAAGTCAACAGACTGTCCAGACTCATAACTGCTACCACCAAAGCAATTGATGTTGCAATGGAAGCTTTTGAGGACGAGAAGCAGTTTAATAGATACATTGTAACAGAGAACGTTGGTGGTGGAGCTACAGAGACTTCTGAACGCATCTATACTAAAGTGGATACCAAAGCGCTGAAGGACCTCACAGGAGTACTGAAAGACCTCACAGGACTGATGCGTGACTTCTACAACATTCCTACACCGGCACAGGCTGAAGCTCAGAGAATCGCTGCAGAACGTTTGGAGATGGATAGGAAGAAGGCTGAGGCAGGCGAAAGTTCCGATACTACACTTGAAATAATCGGTATCCCGGAGGAATACAAGCGATGATTCTTGCAGACCTCTCTCAGATATCAGATAAGCAGGACAGCTTCCTCAGAGATGATCACCGACATGTTGCCTATGGTGGAGCACGTGGTGGTGGCAAGAGCTGGTCCGTCAGGACTAAAGCAAAGATTCTCGCAGTCAATTATCCTGGCATCAGAATACTCATTGTACGAAAAACATATAAAGAGCTCATCAATAACCATATTGAGGCGCTGCGAGCTGATTTGCAGGGCATAGCTAAGTACAACAAGACGGATAAGGTGTTTACCTTCCCAAACGGCAGCACGATTTGGTTTGGATACTGTGCCACTGACGCAGACCTCGGTCAGTATCAGGGCGCTGAATATGACATTATATTCATTGATGAGGCTGGACAGCTCCTGGAAGAATGGATTAAGAAAATAAATGCCTGCGTCCGTGGCACCAATGGATTCCCAAAGAGGACATATTACACATTGAACCCAGGTGGTCCTTCACATGGTTATTTCAAAAGACTGTTTGTAGACCGTAGATTTGAAGGAGCAGAAAAGCCTGAGAACTATTCGTTCATTCAGGCGCTCGTAACGGACAACAAAGCTTTGATGGAAACGCAGCCTGAGTATATGGCCGAGCTTGAAAACCTGCCACCAAAGCTAAGAGAAGCATGGCTAAACGGAAGCTGGGATTTATTTGAAGGGCAATTCTTTGAAGATTTCAGACCTGATCCTGACGTAAAGAAAGCAATTGAGCTTGGCATATCACAAGATGAGCTGAGACAGCAACACCGGTGGTGTCATGTAATCGAGCCCTTTGACCTCAGTTCCGGGCAGTGTCGTGGTTGGAATATCATGCGAAGCTATGACTTCGGTTATGGCAGGCCTTTCTCCCTGGGATATTGGGCAGTAGACTATGACGGTACATTATACAGAGTTGCTGAGTTCTATGGATGCACCAGCACTCCGAATGAAGGTGTCAAGTGGAGCCCTGACGAGCAGTTTAAGCGCATCTCCGAGTTTGAGCGCAGCTGTCCCTGGTTGAAGGGCAGAAAGATAGTTGACTCTGTCGCTGACCCTGCCATATGGGATGCTTCCAGAGGTGAATCCATTGCTGAGACAGCTATGAGATATGGCATATATTTCAGCCCTGGTGACAATGAACGCATAGCAGGCTGGATGCAGGTTCATTATAGATTGCAGTTTGATGATAACGGATATGCTCGGATGTATATCTTCAATAACTGCAAGCACTTCATACGGACGCTGCCACTGATGATGTACTCAGAGACACATCCTGAAGACCTGGACACAGACCTTGAGGACCATATCGCAGACGAGACACGGTATATGTGCATGTCACGTCCTATCAAGCCTATCATTCCTGTTAAACCACAGGTGATAATAAGCGACCCATTAGATATGTTCACAAATAAAAGACGATATTAGGAGGATTAAACAATGCCTACAAACACAAATTTCCCACCTGCAGCACCTGCACCGGTTGACCCCTGGACTCCGAGAGACCTGACTCTGTATGCAAAGACTACTGATGTTATGCCTAAAGCTGCAAGTATCACAGGATATGACGCTACAAAAGCCCAGACACTGCAGCATGATGCCACTGGAGCCCTTAAATGGGTGGACAACGCAACAGCGTAAGAGGTGATCTAATTGGACGAAACAACAATGCAGGCGACAGCACCTGCAGAACAGACTGTTTCGGCAATAGGACCGGAGCAGATTAACAAGCTCACTCAAATCTTGCAGAAATACAAGGCAGGAAAAGCAAATATTGAGCATCGGATTCTTGCGTCAGAAAACTGGTGGAAGATGAGAAACTCAGCAGAAGAAGAAAGTCAGAGCTACACAATGGCATCAAATACCGGCTTTAAATCTTCGTCAGGCTGGCTGCACAATGTAATAGTATCTAAACACGCTGATGCAATGGAAGCTTATCCTGAGCCAAATTTGCTGCCCAGGGAGCAGGACGATAGAGCAGAAGCAGGAATCCTGTCTGCTATCATTCCATGCATTCTGGAGCAGAATAAGTTTGAACAGACATATTCTGACGTTGCATGGCAGAAGCTGAAGACAGGCACTGGTGTGTACAAGATAGTATGGGAGCAGTCGAAGCTTAATGGTTTGGGCGACATCTCAATCAGCAAGGTTAACCTGCTGAATCTGTTTTGGGAGCCGGGAATAACAGATATACAGAAGTCTCGTTATCTGTTCCATACAGAGCTTATGGATAAAGACCTGCTTGAAGAGCAGTATCCAGAGCTTCAGGGACAGCTCAACGGACAGAACTTCCTTAGCACAAGGTTCCTGTATGATGACGCAGTATCAACTGATGGAAAAATCACAGTAGTAGAATGCTATTATCACAAAGCAGGCAAGCTCCACTACGTCAAGTATGCCAATGATAAGGTCCTGTTTGCTACAGAGAATGAACCTAACTTTGCTGAGCGAGGACTCTATGACCACGGCAAATATCCGTATGTGTTTGACGCAATGTATCCGATTGAAGGCAGCCCATGCGGATATGGTTTCGTAGATATATGTCGCAATCCTCAGACAGCTATCGACATGCTTAACACATCATTCGTTAAGAATGCAATGGCAGGTGCTCAGCCTCGGTTCTTCAAACGTGCTGACGGTGGAGTTAATGAGGAAGAATTTCTTGATTTGACCAAAGCAATTGTGAATGTCAATGGAAATCTTGGAGAAGATAGTCTTAGACAGATTAGTTTCCAGTCTCTTGACGGCATATATGTTACTGTCCGTGACGGCATTGTTCAGGAGCTGCGTGAGACATCAGGTAATACTGAGACTTCTACAGGCACAACTTCCGGTGGTGTTACTGCTGCATCTGCAATTGCAGCCCTGCAGGAAGCGTCAGGCAAAGGTTCACGTGACTCTAACCTGGCAGCTTATAGGGCATTCGCTGAGCTTATAGATATAACAATTGAGCTTATTCGCCAGTTTTATGAAATGCCACGTCAGTTCCGTATAATCGGACAGTATGGTGCAGAGAAGTTCATCACATACTCAAATCAGAAGCTTCAGGCCCAGGCACAGGGAATGGCATTTGGTATGGATATGGGATTCAGACTCCCTGTATTTGACATCAAGGTAAGCGCACAGAAGAAAAACGCTTACACGAAGGTCTCACAGAATGAGCTCGCATTGCAGTTCTTCCAGCTGGGATTTTTCAATCCTCAGATGGTAGATCAGGCGCTTATGTGTTTGGATATGATGGATTTTGAAGGTAAAGACGATATCCTTCAGAAGATTGCTCAAAACGGCACGATGTTCCAGCGTTTAATCCAGTACATGCAGCTTTCACTACAGCTCGCACAGATTGCAGCTCCTGAAATGGTTGAAGGATTAAGCCAGGATATAATGAATACAATGGGTGTAGCTCCAATGATGTCAAATGGCAGCGCATCAGGCATTAGCGAGGGAAATAACCTCACTGGTGGAATTGATGGTGGTGAACATTCGTTTGTTGAAAAAGCAAGAGCAAAATCACTGAATTCAACTCAACCTAAAGGTGGAGAAGTGGTTAAGGAGAAGGAAAAATGATAGTAGCAAAATATGACCGAAAGCATTTGACCCTTACTGTTAAAGGACATGCGCAGAGTGCTGAAGCAGGGAAAGACCTAATCTGTGCAGCAGCAAGCATACTTGTCTACACACTTGCAGGAAATGTTGCACAGCTTTCAGCAGACAAAAAGCAGGTACGTAGACCTGTTGTAAAGATTAAGGAAGGTAACAGTGAAATATCCTGTGATCCTGTTCATGGAATGAGGAGTATTGTTACAGTCATATTCGATAGTATCTGCTCCGGATTTGATGTTCTGCAGCAGAGATATCCTGACTTTGTGTCATATTCTGTAGAGGGATAGAAAACAGATAGTCATAGACTGTATTATTAAAGCAGATACAATTCTTTTCTTTCTTTTCGCCTACCGGTGGGCATTATACACCGGACTAATTAAAACCTTCATACGATTCGCAGGACGTAAGCTGCAGAGGAGGATTATATATGTTAGATAGAATCAAGTGGTTAGGACTTCAGCTATTTGCCGATGGTGGCGAAGGTGGAGAAGGAGCTGCCACAACAACGGGCGAAAATGCTCCTGTCGCCGAGGAGACTCGTTTAAGGGAACTGGGTGTGCCTGAAAACGTTTTAGCGAAAAGGGCGAATAGGAAAGCTTCTAAAACTGCAGAAGCTCCAAAACAGCAGGCCGCCACTGCTGAAAATCAGACACCTGAAGGCAGTGAAGCTAATAACTCTACCAAGCGCATGACCTGGGACGAGATTATGGCAGACCCTGAATACAATAAGCAGATGCAGCAGACTATGCAGGCAAGATTGCGCTCAGCTAAATCAGCTGAGGATAATCTAAATAAGCTTGCACCGGCTATTGAACTGCTTAGCCGCAGATACGGTCTTGATGGTAATAACCTGGACGCTGAAGCACTGGCTAAGGCAATCTCTGATGATGATTCCTATTATGAGGATAAAGCCCTGGAAATGGGCGTCCCTGTTGAAACAGCTAAGCAGATTGACCAGAATGAGAGAGAGACAGCAAGAAAACAGGCTGAGGAAGCAAAAACAATTGAGCAGCAGAAAATTGAAGCTCACATTTCAAAGCTTCAGCAGCAGGGAGAAGCTATGAAAGCTGTATTCCCAACGTTTGACCTTGCTACAGAGCTGCAGAATCCTGCTTTCGCAAGGATGACCTCTCCAAATGTTGGTATCTCAGTTGAGGATGCATATTATGCCGTTCATCGCAAAGAGATTCAAACAGCTGCAATGCAGGTTACAGCACGAAGAACAGCGCAACAGATGGCAAACAACATTCGTTCAGGACAGCAGAGACCGATTGAAAACGGAACCCAGGGACAAGCTCCTTCCAACACATCGTTCGATTATGCCCACGCTTCCAGAGCACAGAGAGAAAATCTCAAGCGTCAGATCAGAGAAGCAGAGGCAAGAGGGC